CCCAGACCTTCTGGATCAGGTCGAGGACGTCGTCTGCGGTCAGCTCGCTGGCCTTGTGTGTGGTCGTCGCGACGTTGGTCGTGATGGCCTGCAGCAGGCCGCGCGTCTTGCGCGGCTGCGCGTTCGTGGTCGGCTTGGCGAAGGTGCCAGTGATGAACGTCTTTTCGACGTCGCGGGCGATCTGCTTGATCTGCGCCTGCAGCTGCTCGGCGATCTCGTCGGCGGGCAGCGTGGTCGAGCCAAGCTGCACGGCGGTGCCGGTCGGGCCGTACTGGCGGCGCGCGCCCATCTTCGTGTACGACACGGAGACGGCTTCCTGGTGGATTTCGAGGACGTTCTCGACGTTGGTGCGGGTGCGGGTCTCGAACGCGGTAGCGTCCGCGCCCTCGACGCGCTGCCGGTTGTCGGCGGCGTCGCGCAGGTCAGTGACCTGCCAGCCGAAGGTTGTCGACTCGACGGACTCGCCGCCAGTCAGACCGCCAATCGAGGACAGCAGCGGCGTGTCCTCCGGCGAAGCAGAGTAAAGCTCGCCGACGTAGTTCGGGCAATTGTATGTGGTTGCCATTTCATTAATGCCAGCCATGTGTAACTCCTGTCAAGAGAAGGGGAATGAATGTCAGTTGGTGTTGTCGGTGGTCAGGCTCGCGAGCTTGACCGCCTTGAGGCGCGCCGACAGCTTGAAGTCGCCAGCGCTCTGCGCCGCCACGATCTGCTCATCAAGAGACAGAGACGCCGGACGAGGCGGGAAAACACCAGCACCCGAATCCGCGAGCGCGGGCACGGCCGGGGTGGCCGTGGTGCCTCGCCAGTCTGCGAGTCGCTGCGCGATCTGCTTAATCTCGTCCTCTGTGTCGCCGTGGATGAGGTCGGCGGGGACGCCGTACTCGGAGGCGGCGGCGGCGATCAGCTTTGCTCGGTGCGCCTGCGCTTCGAGGGCTGCGACCTGAGAGCGCAGTTCCTCGATGGTGGTGTCCTTTCCGTTGATCGCTTCCGTGAGCGCTTCGAGCTGCTTGTGGTCAGCCTTCGCGCGGCGCTCCCACGTGCGGGCGTGGGCCTTCCAGTCCTCGGCCGCGTCGTCCTGCTTGGCCTCCTGCGAGGTCTCTGCGGTGTCGGCGGGCGCGGTGTCCTGGACGGCCGCATCAGCGGCGGCGGGGGAGGTTTCGGTCGGTGCCTGCGCGCCGTCCGTGACCTCCTGATCGGTGGTGTTTTCCATTGGTTTACCTTCCTTTGCGGAGAGCGTGGTTCCCGACGCCTTTGCGGAATCGGGCATAACAAAACCCCGCACCGCGTTCGGTACGGGGGAGATTGGTGATGGTGTTGGGTTAAGCTGCTGGGTCCTCTGTGGTGGAGATGCCCTCGCGTAGTTCTGCGAGTTCTTCATCAAAGAACCCCGCTGCTTTCTCGTTGATCGCTGCGAGCCGCTCAATCCATGTGGCCGTGACGGCTCCGTATTTGACGAGCGATGAGACTGCGCCGTCGACGTCGGGGCCGTCGCATTCAAGCATCATGCGCAGAAAATCCACCTCGGTACGGGCACCCAGTGCGTCAAGCTCTGTGATAGCGTCACGTACAAACTGCTCTACGGCGTTAACCTCCATATGCGCATTATAGACGCTTTCCAAGTGGAGTGATAGTTTTTATGCGACGTCCCTTCGCATCATTTCTATATGCGACGCGAATCTCTACCCCATTGACTTGACCAGTGGCAGACGCGAGGTCGACGTCCTCTAGGACGCCCTTCTCTCGCAGCAATTGAGCGCCCGCCTGCACGATGTCGTCGGCAGTCCAATCCGGCGGAAATTCGGTTCTCCCGAATCTCCACCCATAGCCCGCCAGGTGTCCTCCTGAGCCTTCGAACCCATAAAGGGTGTGACGCCACTCCCTCGCACGAAGCGGGGGAAATTCCTCTGGCCACGACTTTGGCGCTTGTGTCATCTCCCGAGGCGGGATTCTGTGCGCGGATCCCGGTGTGAACCCACGCTCCCGACGAACCGTGCGGGCACTGACCCGGTCCTGGTCGATCACATGACGTTGAAGAGTGCCGTCGTTGGAGACCCGTTTTGGAGTGCGCCCGTCTGTGAGCTGGTCGGGGAACAGCTCGCGCATACGCGCGGTGATCCTCTTGATGTCGTCTGTGCGCGTGCCTTCATCAGCGAGGTCATCGACCGCCTGCTGGTACATTCGTTCGTACTGTGTGTGATCGTATCCCCGGACGCGCGGATGAGCGTCCCACGAGGGGACGATCTGGCAGTCGCACTTGAAGTGTGAGCGCTTGAACTGCGCGGTTTCCTCGCTCTTATAGACGAAACCCCGAGAGGCCCAGAGCATGCACCAGGCGCACGTCTCCGCTCCGGTCGGCACTCGAGCGTATCGGGGCTTGTTCGGATCACGCTCGGCCGCGTGCTGCGTGGTCGCGCGGCCGGCGTCAGAGATCAGCTTGCGGGCGCCGTCAGTGAGCCTCGCGAGCACTCTCGCTCGTCCTGTACCCTCGCGCAGATCCCGGATCGCCGCCCCGACGATCTTCGCCGCTTCGTTCTCATCGACGAGACCGGCCGGCATCACGGGGGAGTACGCCTTCGCGACGCCCTCGGCCTCGCGCTGCTTCTCGTACCACTCGAGCGCCGCCGACGACGCGACCTCAGCTGATTCCTCAACGAGGCGCGGATACAGCTGATACAGAGCGTCCTCAAGCGTCCCGAGATCATCGATAGGCAGGCGCTTCCACAGCGCCCGCATCCGGCGCTCAGCAACATCGCCCGCGCGGTTCTGCGTCCGCGCGAGCTGCTGCACGTCGTGGATATGCACGCCGCCTCCTCACGATCTCTGCTTCTCTTCGGTCGCAGCAGGCGCGTCTGCGGCATCGGCATCAGCCGCGGACAGTCGATCAAGGAGACCGGACGCTTCCGCGCGGCGCTTGTCCGACATCAGGCGCGCGATCTGCGAGCCCGAATAACCGAGCTCTTCGAGGACGACCGGGGACTCAGCAAGCCACGGCAGCGCGCTGATTTGCTTCACGATCGCGTCAGACTGGGAGACAATCGACGGGTGCGCGGGGTCGCCCCAGCGCGTCGCCAGAGACCGCAGCTCCGGCGTCATCTCATCAAGCCCGTCCCTCATCATCACCGCGTGCGCATACACGCGAGTCAGGGCCGCGTCGAACACGCGCTGCGCGTTCTTTGCCTTGATGACTAGCTCTTCCTTCGCCGCATACAGAGCCTCCGCCGAGGACGGATTGTCCTGAATGACGCCGAGCGACGAGACCGGCAGCGACGACACGCCCGACAGCTCGGTCGCGAGCGCACGCATCTGCTCCGTGAACGGCTGTGAGGACTGCTGGGGGAGTACCGTGACCTTCGGCCCGTCCGGCTCTTCACCGGACGAGATCGTCTTGATTGTGCCGAGCTTCCAGTCCCAGGACCGCAGATCACTGATCAAATCAGGGTCAACGCCCGACAGTAGGATGCCCGGTGCTGTGAAAAGCTCCGTCGCTAGCTCTTCACGCAGCACTGTGCGCATCGCGCGCTGGGTGATGCTCATGACGTCGCGGGAGATGCGCGAGCGCCCGAGCGGACGGTCGAGCGAGGGCTCGAAGGGCATTGCCTCCATCATGGGCGCGCCCAAGCCGTGCAGCTCGGCGTGGACGATCCGCCAGGCCGATGCTGCATTCAGCTCGACGACATACGTCGAGTCGACCGTGTACAGGGTGAAGCGGATCGGCCTGCCGGCGTCGTCGATGTCATCGATAGTCAGCCCGTAGGACAGGCGACGTCGCACGCGGTCCCAGAGACCAGCGGCCCAGTCCGCTGAGTGGCCCTGAATGATGACAGGCGGCTCTCCTGCGGTCTCGACGCCTTTGCGCAGCGTCAGGAAAGCGACCGAGTGCGTGAGAGATGAGGGGATGGTCTGCGCGATTTCCAGCTCGAAGCCGGTCGCCGCGAGCAGGTCATCGATCTCGAAGGGATTATCGCTGCCCGTCGATGAGGTGACTCCGTCCCAGATCAACAGGTCCGACAGGCCGAAAACGACCTTGCGGGGCCATCCGATGACCGCACCGAGCTGGTCGACCATCTCGTCAGGGACGGAGATGTCGAGGTTGTCGGGGCGGACGACGCCGTCGAGGTACGCCTGCCGAAGCCGGTTTCTGGGCTGCTTGGTTCGCCAGAGCTCGACGAGCTGCGCGAGCGCCGTCTGCTCTGCGGGTGTCAGTCCCGGTACGGCCGGAGCCGAGAACAGCACCGGGGTCGCGAGCATGAACTTTTTGGCGCTCACAGGGCCCTCGCTTTCTTGCCCGGCCGGCGCCGGGTCGTCTTAGCCGCCAGAACAGCCGCGCTCACGGCTTCCAGCGGAGTCTCATCACCGTCAGGTATTGAAGCTTCCCATCCCCACGCGCCGTCGCGGGCGCGAATCTTCCTATCGCACACGGCCACCGCCGTGTTAAGCGCGTCCTCCGGGTCACCGGCCGGGTGCGTGATGCGCCCGTCGCGCAGGCCCTCGAAGAACAGCGAGCACGACTCCAGGTACTCCCTGGTCGTCATGATGTGCACGATCCGAGCGGGCACGCCGCGGACCTGCAGAGCGTCCGCGAGCGCCGACGCGCCGGAGCCGCCGACGAGGTTGATTTGCGCGGTTCGGTCTTTGCGGGCGGCGAGCCAGTCGGCGACGGCCTTCACGCCGTCGTCCGTCGATCCGGTGAACGTGTCGATTGCGTTGACGTGGAAGTGCACGTCGGGGCCGGCGCCGGTTTTCAGGGCGCCCGCGAGCGCCTGACGTTTGCCGTCCGCGCTGAAAGCGACGGCGAAGGACCGGATACCGTCTGCCGGCGCATCTGCTGTCGTTGCGTCCCAGGTGGTCGGGTCAATGGCCCGCGACGCGCCAGCGTTGGCCGGCCACATGCCGAGGCGCTCGCGCGCGAAGCCCTCATCCGAGAGCGTCTTGCGCTCAAGCTCAATGAACGCTCGCTTCATCCTGCCCGCCAGTAGCGCGGGGTTCGTGGCTTCCCAGGTCTTGACGTCGTCCATGCGCAGCGGCTTGTCCGGGTCCGCAGACCACTCGTGCCAGCACATCGCGCCGGGAT